AAATGTATAGAGGTCCTAGTTGGTTTACAGAAGGAGCTAACGAAGATATATACATGGGAATATATAAATAAGTGTATTAATACAATTATAATACTATTACAATATCAATATAATTATGGCTAAAAAATATCCAAAAAGCGAATCAACAGAAAACTCAGTACTATCTAACGAAAATGCCTATATTACATGGGGAGACGATTTAGATAGTAAGCAAAAAGCTTTAGATCAAACTGCTGGTTGTTTAGATGAATACGGACTATATAGATCTACAGCAGGATATTCTGGTAGAATAAATAATTTTTCCAATATATTACCTAATATTTCTAGTCGCCCTGGTCTTACCAGAGGCGGATACGATTATTTCAGATATGACGAAGCTGTTCCTAATCATATTAAAGAAATTATTCGTCGTGCAGATGATATATATCAAAAAGTAGGTTTAGTAAAAAATGTTATAGATCTTATGGGTGATTTTGCCGTACAAGGTATCAAACTAGTTTGTAAAAATAAAAAAACAGAGAGATTTTATCGTAAATGGTTTAAAAAAATCAATGGTAAAGAAAGAAGCGAAAGATTTCTTAATAACTTATATAAAACTGGTAATATAGTTATTAATAGACAAACAGCAAAAATAAGCCTAAAGACTACTGAAAACTTTTTTAGAACTTCGGCAGCTCCTGATACCACAGAAAATGATATTGATATTGTTAATGTTGAAAAAAGAGAAATACCTTGGAGGTACACTTTTATAGATCCTGTTTATGTTCATGTTTCAGCAGGATCTCTTTCGTCTTTCGTTGGACAGAAAAGATACGAATTAGTTTTACCATCTAATCTCAGAAAGATCATAGCTTCCCCAAAAACAGAAAATGAAAAAATTATAGTTTCTGGTTTACCTAGTCAAATTTTAGAAGCAGCAAAAACCAAAAAACCATATCCTCTTGATCCAGAAAAAACCTGTGTGTTTCATTACAAGAAAGACGATTGGCAAAGTTGGGCTTTTCCAATGATCTACAGTATCATGGATGATATTACGGTAATAGAAAAACTAAAATTAGCAGATATGGCAGCCCTAGATGGTGCTATTAGTAATATTCGTATTTTTAAATTAGGCAGTCTAGAACATAAGATAGCCCCAACTAAAGCAGCAGCAGCTAAACTATCCTCAATATTACAAAATAATGTTGGTGGTGGAACCATGGATCTTGTTTGGGGTCCAGATATAGAACTTATCGAAAGTAAAACTACAGTTCATAATTTTCTTGGAGAAGGTAAATATACGCCACATCTTAATAGTGTTTATGCCGGTCTTGGCATCCCTCCTACATTAACTGGAACATTCGGTGCTGCTGGTACTACTAATAATTTTATAAGCTTGAAAACATTAACACAAAGACTTCAATACGGTAGAGATACTCTGGTTAGTTTTTGGGAAAAAGAAATAGAGATAGTACAGAAAGCTATGGGATTCAAATACGCAGCTAAAATAGAATTTGATAGAATGGATCTTAGTAATGAAGATGCTGAAAAGGCACTACTCATACAATTATTAGATAGAAATATTATCTCAGACGAAGTAGTCCAATCAAGATTCGGATTTGATCCTGATATGGAAAGAACAAGAGTTAACAGAGAACACAGAGAAAGAAAAACCAATAGAACTCCACCAAAGTCTGGTCCTTTCTATGATCCTATGATTGAAGAAACTCTTAAGAAAGTTGCTTTACAATTAGGTATTGTCACACCAAGTCAAGTGGGTCTAGATTTACCCAAGAAAAAATCTAGCGAACAAACAGCTTTAGAAATGAAAACAGTCATGCCTCCCAAAAATTCATTATCAGTTAAAGATTCGCCAGAATCTTTAAAAGGTATCCCACAACAAGGCAGACCCAAAAACTCTAAGGATTCAAAACAAAGAAAAACAAAAACTTTCAGTCCACAAACAGGCGCTAAATTACACATATGGGCAAATGAGGCCCAAGAAAAAATTTCTGATATAATTAATCCAATATTATTAGAATTTTATCAAAAGAAAAATATGCGTAGTTTATCCCACGAAGAATATTCTGAAGCTGAAAAGATAAGAACAAAACTTCTACTCTTATCTGCACCATTCTCTAGCATGAACGAAGAAAGTATTGTTAAATCTTTCGCCTCATTGACCAATAATTCTGAACAAACATATAATCTATATCTTCAATTTTTAAATTCAACCAAAAATAGCCTTAATAGAGATTTGAATGTTGACGATATTAAGGATATCAAATCTTATTTTTACTCATTGGTGTATGATTATGAAAATAATGGAGATATTCAATGATAATATATGATCAAGAAATTGCAGATAATTTAGAAGAATTGATCAAAGCTAGTGCGAGCATATCCATAGCCTCTATTGCACAACCTTCTGAGTCAGAAGCATTCAATAATACTTTGCGTATTGAGCAAGATGATAAAAAACTATCCTCTTTGGCTTCTTACAATGATAAAGACCTATATTATGTACAATCAATCTTAGTATCTTCATCATGGAATAAAAATGATGATATTTTTAGTAAAGAAGAAGTTTGGGCGGCCAAAAATACTCCAGAAGATAAACCAACGAATTTAGAACATAATGAGAATCTTATTATTGGTCATATTGTTTCTAATTGGCCAATTGATGATGATGGACAAATGTTGGATCCATCAACACCAACAGAACAACTTCCTGATAAGTTTCATATCGTAACAGGATCTGTCATCTACAAAGCCTACACCACTCCCGAACTTAAGGATAGAGCTGAAAAATTAATAGCAGAAATTGAAAATGGAACAAAATATGTTAGTATGGAATGTATGTTTAGTGGTTTTGATTATGGTCTAATGGATAATACAACTGGACAATATAAAATATTAGCTAGATCTAATGAAACAGCATTTCTTACCAAACATCTTCGTGCGTATGGTGGTAAGGGCGAATATGATAATCATAAAATTGGCAGAGTTTTAAGAAATATAACCTTTTCAGGCAAGGGTTATGTTGACAAGCCAGCTAATCCTGATAGTATAATATTTACCAAAGATAATTTTTTAAGCATCGCCAATATAAAAAATAACAAAAATAATATTTCGGGTGTATCAGAAATAAGACCAAATAACATGGAGAACATTACTATGAGTCTAGAAAACGAAGTAGCCGATCTCAAAGAAAAAGTACAAGCTATGACAGATTGTGCTTCAGCCACTAAAGAAGCCTACACACAAGTTGCTGAACTAAAAGATAAAATTGTTGCTCTAGAAACAGAACTACAAAACACCAAGGGTGCTTATGATGCTTTAGTTTCAACAACAGAAGCAGCGAAAAAAATGAGCGAAGAAGAAATGATGAAGAGAGAAGAAGAAATGAAAAAGGCTAAATCAGAGCTAGAAATCGCTCTAGAAGCTGTAGCTGCTTATAAGAATAAAGAAGAAGAAATGATGAAAAAAGAGAAGAAGATGAAAAGAATGGCTTCTCTTATTGAAAAAGGCATAGACCAAGAAGTAGTTGCTTCAACCGTTGATCAATTTGAATCATTAGAAGATTCAACTTTTGATGCTCTTGTCGCACTTTTTACAGAGGCAGCTAAAAAGAAAGCAGAAATGCCTATGAAAGAAGAGAAGAAAGCATCTTCTAGTAATGAAACAAATACTGAAGAAGCGCTAGACAATGTTGAAACCAATACTGAAGATCTTGATCTAAGTGCTGGCAGTGATCATACAGAAAATGTAGATACAACACGCGCAGCATTAGTTGATTTTGTATGTGCTAGACTAGGTAAAAAACTTAATAAGGGAGAATAACAAATGGCTCTTAAATCAGATCGTATCGAACTATTAACAGATATCTCTTTCTTCATGACAACTGAAGCCGAAAGAGGTGGTGTAGTTAGTGCCGTAACAAGTGGTTCTGGCGTTTCTATGGATGACGCTAATGCTGTAGTAGCATATGCTGCCGCTGCTTCTGGCTCAAAACCAGTTGGCGTTTTGCTAAATGATGTTGTTGATCTAGATCTTACTAGACAACACATTAATTGGCACAA